CCTTGATTCGATATTCGCCGCAGGCGAAATGATGGCCAAATATGCCTCAAAACGAGCCGGTATTGGTCTCGAAATAGGCAGAATCAGACCGTTAGGCGCCCCAATTCGCAATGGTGAAATCAAGCATACGGGTCTAGTACCCTTCCTAAAGAAATGGTTTGCCGATTTAAGATCATGCAGTCAAGGTGGCATACGCAACGCCAGCTGTACGGTTACATTCCCAGTGTGGCATGCTCAATTTGAAGACTTAATCGTGCTTAAGAATAATCAAGGTACAGACGAAACTCGTGTGCGCCAAATGGATTATAGTGTAGTAGTTAATGCCATGTTCTGGAATCGTTATAAGCGTGGAGAAACAATGAGTTTGTTTGACCCTGCAGAAGTTCCAGACCTATACGAAGCCTATTATCGTGACAGCGCAGAATTTGAAAAGTTGTATTTACATTATGAGCAGAACCCAAAAATTAAAAAGAAAGTTGTATCGGCGGATGAGATATTCAAAAATGGAATTCTTAAGGAGAGAACTGATACTGGGCGCATTTATCTTGTCAACATCGACAACGTTATCAACCAGGGCCCCTTTGATACAACGGTGGATCCAATATATCAATCAAACCTATGCCAAGAGATACTTTTACCCACCCGACCTTTCCAGAGAATTGAAGACCCAGAAGGAAGAATTGCTCTTTGCACTCTTGGGTCCATAAACTGGGGTGCGTTCCGTAATCCACAAGAGATGCGTAAGGCATGTCGTGTTTTAGTTCGTAGTCTAAGTAATTTATTAAATTATCAAGACTTCCTTAGCGTACAGAGTAAAATGGCTAATACTGATTTTGAACCTCTAGGTGTTGGCATTACTAACTTGGCCTATTGGCATGCTCGTAAGAGTTTCAAATATGGTGAGAAAGATGCACTGGCAGAAGTTAAACGTTGGATGGAACACCAGGCCTACTACCTTACTGAAGCCAGTGTTGAGCTTGCCCAAGAACGTGGACCATGTGCTCGTAGTCAGTACACCTACTACGGTAAGGGAGTCTTTCCTTGGGAAAGACGCAAAGCCGGAGTCAACGAACTCACTGACTTTACGCCTAGCATGGATTGGGAACCGCTCCGTGCTCGTATGATCAAGTACGGGATCCGTAATGCTACACTAATGGCAGTAGCCCCAGTTGAGTCTAGCTCAGTTGTATTAAATAGTACTAACGGAATTGAAATGCCCATGGAAATGATTTCTGTTAAAGAATCAAAGGCGGGATCGTTTGTACAGGTAGTACCAGAATACAAACGATTAAAGAACCGTTATCAGTTAATGTGGGATCAGAAAGATTGTGTTGACTATTTAAAGACAGCTTCAGTATTGGCTGTTTACATTGATCAAAGTTTATCAACTAATACATTCTATAATCCTGCCAATTATGCAGGAGGTAAAGTACCTGCAACTGTAATTGCCAAAAATTTAATGCTGGCTTACAGATGGGGACTAAAGACTATATACTATAGTTTAATTAATAAGGTCGGCGCCAAAGCTGACATGACAAATACAAGTAGTGCAATTACACTTTCTCCAGTTACTGTCTACGAAGAATTAGACGAAGACTGCGAAGCGTGTAAATTATAAAAGGAAATAAAATGAAATTATATATAAAATATATTGATGGACAAATTGTTGATCACCCGATGCTTGAAGATAATCTAACGCAGGTAGATCCTACTTTTGATCCAGATAATCTCCCAGATACATTAAAAGTATTCGAACGTGTAAATGCTCCGATACCTGGACCATATGCTTACATACAGGTTTCATATCAACTAGGTGATGATGGTATTGTTAGAGATACGTATACAGAATTACCATTCAGTGCAGAAGAACGAGCCAAGCTAATTGAATATACAATGGCACAAGCGCATCCCAAAGGTTGGACCTTTAATGAAACAATCTGTGGTTGGGAACCAGGAGTACCTTATCCAACAGATGGAAAAGTTTATGAATGGTCTGAAGAATTAGAGAACTGGTCAGAAATGAATACTTATTAATACTATGTCAAAAGCACAGTACAATTTTTCAAAACAAACAAATTACCTTAAGCGTACAATGTTTCTAGATCCAGCAGGTCCAGTAACAGTGCAACGGTTCGAGGAAGTTAAGTATCCTAAACTACAAAAGTACGAAGAACTTGCTCGGGGCTTCTTTTGGGTTCCAGAGGAAATTAGTCTTACCAAAGACAAGATGGATCACAAAGAAGCCAGTGATGCTGTTAAACATATCTTTACCAGTAACTTGCTAAGGCAAACTGCGTTAGATTCTATCCAGGGTCGAGCGCCTTTCCAAGTGTTTGGGCCAGTTAGTTCAATTCCAGAACTCGAAGCACTGACACTTACCTGGAGTTTCTTCGAAACAAGCATTCACAGCAAGAGCTATAGTCATATTATTCGTAATGTCTACGGAGTACCTAAAGATGAGTTTAACAAGATTCACGACACGGCTGAAATTGCTGGTATGGCTGCTAGTGTTGGTCGCTACTATGAGGATCTTCATATTCTTAACAGCCGTGCAGAGCTGGGCGAAGATGTTGGACTCCATACTCACAAGCGAGCCATATGGATGGCCCTACATGCATCATACGCACTCGAAGCTCTACGTTTCATGGTATCCTTCGCCACGTCACTTGCTATGGTAGAGAATAAGATTTACATCGGTAACGGTAACATCATCAGTTTGATTCTACAAGACGAACTGCTTCATGCAGAGTGGACTGGTTGGTTAATTAACAATGTAACCAAAGACGATCCGGACTTTATTGAAATTGGAAAAGAGTGTGAAGCAGAAGTATACGCTATGTATATGGAAGTCATTCAAGAAGAAAAAGCCTGGGCCGAATACTTGTTCAAGAAGGGTGTGGTCATTGGATTGAATGCCAACATATTGAAAGACTTTGTTGACTATACTGCATTTACTAGACTAAAAGAAATTGGCATCAAGTATCTAGCAGACCATCCAAAGATGAGTCCTATCCCTTGGTTTAACAAGCACGTTAACATCAATAAGAAACAAACAGCATTACAGGAAAACGAAAGCACCAATTATGTTATTGGTGTTATGAGTGATTCAGTTAGCTATGAAGAACTACCAGATTTATAAGGAATAAAATGACCAAAGCAATTGTGTGGTCGAAGTACCACTGCCCATTTTGCGATCAGGCAAAGGCATTATTAAAACAACGAGGTATTCCATTTGAAGAAAAGAAAATCGGTGATGGATATTCTAAAGAAGAATTGTTAGAAGCAATTCCCACAGCAAGAACAGTACCACAGATCTTTATCGATGATCAACTCATTGGTGGCTTTACTGAACTAAAGGCACACCTAAATGGATAACGAGCCCATTGTAGATGAGAACACCATTGATCTATCCGGTGGTGAAGATTACGACAGTATCACTATGATAGATACTAGCAGTATGAACTCTTATAATTACTCCTATAGTACAACACCATCTAGCATTACTATTAGTAACGGTAGCGGTAGTAACTATGGTGCAGTCGGTAGCTCTGGTAGCTTTCTAACCAGCGGCTTGAATGGCACTAGCTGGAGCAACACAAATTGGAATATAAGCAGTAGTTCGTCAACTCCGGGTTTAAAAGTATCAGGTGACGCAGAGTTTGAAGGCAAGGTTATGATAAACGGCCGGAATATCTCAGAGTTCATGGAAACCATTTCAAACCGTCTTGCCATACTTCAACCTGACCCTGCAAAACTAGAGCACTTTGCAGCTCTTAAAAAAGCCTACGAGCATTACAAAACGCTCGAAGCTTTGTGTCAATTACCTAAAGAAGAAAACGAGGAATAATATGTTAATCAATAAAGGATTCTCATCAGGAGATGTAGTAAGTATCAAGTTAATCAACGGTGACGAAATCATTGCTAAATTTGAAAAAGAAGACAACGAAACTATCACTATTAATCGGCCGCTGGCCTTAACCATGAATGGACAGGGCCTGGGAATGATCCCATGGGTTTTTCTGGGCAAAGATGGTTCTATCACTATAAGCAAAGCTAATACATTCTTTGTTGTAGAAAGCAAAGGCGAAGCTGCTACACAATATACCGAAGGAACTACTGGCATTGCCCTTCGTTAAATACAGTATTAGGAGATTGGAGTATGCCATATATACCAGGGGGAAATAATCACGGAGTTGTACACGTTGCTGATGTATATCACAGCGGTAACGTCTACGCTAATAACGTCCCAATTGCTCTTTGGCAATCACCTGGGGGTAGCGGAACCTTTGGTGGGATTAGCGTATCTGTATCTGTAGAGTTAGATCCTGTAGTAGTAGAACAAGTAACAGCGCAGGTTAATACCTATGTTGCTGCTCAGTCTGGGGAACCTAATCAATTTTTTAATGCGGCAGCGGCTGCAGACGGAGTTAAGGCCAACTATGCTGGTACAATTGATGATGCTACTACTGCTACTGCGGCAGTATCAACAATATCAACAGATACTACGTTTTCTAGTCTTGTACCATTCTTGTCAAAATGTCTTGATGAGGCTGGCGCAGGTAAGTGGCGTGAAACAGGACAAGGCGGTAAACCTAGTAATCCCACAATCACGGGCATTTGGCAGAATTTAGGATATCCAAAAAGCAGTCCTTGGACCACAGACCAAACAGCATGGTGCATGGGATTTATTAATTTTGGATTAAAGAGTTGCGGATATCGATATTTCCAAACTGCGTCAGCGGCCGCAATTACAACCAGTCCAGGGAAATGGAACGCTACACAAGTTCCCAAAGATCAAGCCCAGCCCGGCGATATTGCATTTTGGAGTTATAGACACGTTAACTTTGTTTATACTGCTCAAAATGGAAAATATACATTTGTAGGGGGAAACCAAACTCCTAGCGGTGGCAAAAACAACCCAGACGATGGCGATATAACCAAATCTTATCCAAACGGAACAGGCGCTAATAACGCAAATTGGGTAAGTTGCTGGCGCCCAAGTAAAACATAATGGTTGACAAACTGGTAAAAATCCAGTATAATAGTAACAAGAGGAAGCAGTAATGCAACAGGGTAAAGTAAAATGGTTTAATAATTCCAAAGGTTTTGGATTTATTATACCAGACGAAGGTGGTGACGATGTGTTTGCACATTTTAGCCAAATTCAAATGGAGGGCTATAGAACTTTGAAAACAGACGAACATGTCCAATTTGAAGTTACAGATGGTCCAAATGGTAAACAGGCTCAAAATATTCAACGGAGTTAATCATGTATCAATATCGTGTTTGGGTTAGACTTAATCAGTATCAGACTGCCGACGTCATAGTTAATGCTAACAACGATTGGGAATGTAAAATGCTTGCTGAAGGCATGTACGGTTCCGGTACGGTACTGAACTACAGTAGAATCAATTAAATACAGTATATTATTTTTAATAAGGAAAAATTATGTCACGTAAAAACCCAACACCAGTAGAACGAGCAGCCAAACGAGCTGCCAAGAAGAAACGATAATGGCTAAATTTCGAGCCCATCATCCAAGGTCTGTTAAGGCTACTGCTAAACGAGTTTTAAAAAAGAAAAAGTAAATATCTCTAGGGGTAAACTTGCGTAGCAGGTTGCCAAGGTGAAAGGCCTTGTAGTTAGGCGGAGACCCCAAAAGCCCTAGAGATTCCGTCACTTTTGTCAACGTAATATAGGGCTAAGGCGTTATATATACATCATGGAGAAAGTTATGAAAAAATTATTGACTGCACTTGTTTTATCTTTTGCCTTTGTTGGGGCAGTATCAGCACAACATAGACATCACGGCCATCACGGATACCATGCTCCGAGAGTAATCCACCATCATGGAGGAAATTGGGGACAGGTATTTGTTCCTTTGATCATCGGTGGAGTTGTAGGTGCAGCTATTGCAAATAATAATAGACCCATTGAGACTCCTACTGTCGTTGTTCAACCCCAGGTATTGCAAGGTTCTCCAATTATACAATGTCCTCAAGGTACATACCCATTTGAGAATTTTGGTTGGGTTAAAAACCAATATGGACAATTTGTCCAAGCTATCTATATTGAGTGTAAGTAATG